CAAAGCGCATGCCCCAGCGCTGCGCGCCGCGCGTGCGGGCCTGGCGCTTGAGGCTGTGCGCCACCGAGACGCGGGTTGGCTGCACCGAGCGCAGCGTGGCGCTGGCCGGGGCCGGGCTGGTGGGCAGTGCGCCGCTCATGCCGCCAGCCTCCCGCCGCCGCGGCGCATGGCTTGCTGCACGGCGCCAACGATCAGGTCTTTGTTTTGCGCCAGCAGCGGCGCGAAGCTGGCCTTGATGAGGGCCACTGTGTCAGCCGTGGCGCCGGGGGCGTTGATAGTGATGGGTTGCTGGATGGTGACGCTTGCGCTACCGGACATGCCGCCGTTGGGGATGATGGTGCCAGCGGCCTTGGGCACGAACAGCTCGGGGCCGTTTTCGCCCACGATGCTGGGCACGCCCACTGGCGGGTCGCCGCCGTTGGCAAAGCCGAGCAGCCCCTTGGCGGCACCAAACAACCCACCCAGGCCGCCCATGCTCTGGATGCCGGCGTTGAGCGGCTGCATGATGCTTTGCTTGATCTGGATGCGGATCAGGTCGGTAATGATGCTGTCGGCCAGGCTGGAGAAGTCGAGCTTGCCGGTTTTGACGAAGTTGACCATGGAGTCTTCCATGCCTTTGAAGGCGCTGGTGAAGGAATTTTCAATCTGCGCGGCCATGTTGCCGGCGTCTTCTCCGTACTTGCGCATGGCCTCGCCCATGCCGAAGGTGGCGCTGCGCTGCTTCTCATATTTCTGGGTTATGAGGTCGGTGGCGCGGGTTTTTTGTGCTTCGGCTTCGGTGGTGGCGCGGTCGATCTGCTCTTGTGGCAAGTTCTGGTTGCGCATCTGGTAGATGCGCTCTTGCAAGTCCAGCTCGATCTGTCGCACGGCGGTCAGGCGCTCGGCCTCCAGGGTGTTTTTGCCCATCAGGTCGATGGCGAAGCGCATCTGGTCGTTGTTGAGGGCGTTTTTGCGCATGACCTCGGTGGTGGCCAGGTCAAACTGGCGGTAAGCCTTGGTTTGGTCCAGCACGGTATTGGTGAGTTGCTTGCTGGCCTCTACCTGGGCGGCAGTGCGCTTGGCGTCAATATCGCGCTGCTTGTTGATGGCCTCTTGCACTTGCACCTCTTTGGTGGCCTGGGCGCGGAAGGTGGCCACGGCCTCGCTCTCTTTGTCGTAGGCCGCCATCTCGGCGGCCAGGGCGTCCTGGATGAGTTGCTGCTTGGTGGCGTAGTAGTCTTTGGCGTCGGTGTATTGCAGCTCGTAAAAGTGCTTGGCGTACTGGTCGCGGGTGGCGAGTTGGGCTTTCTCGGCGGCGATCAGCGCGTCTTGCGCGGCGATCTGGCCTGCCATCAGCTTGAGTGCGGGGTCGTCGGCGAGCTTGACGTCCTTGATGTCTTTGTTGGAGTAGTTGAGTACTTTTTTGTCGGGTTCCGGACCGGCTGCAGCCGACTTAGCAAACTGCTGCTTGAGTGAGTCGCTGAACAATTTTTTGCTCAGGATGCGATCAATGTCAGACCCAAGTTCGCGCCCAGCCTGGGAGGCCAGCTTGAACTCGCCCTGCGCCACCAGCATAGCCTGGGCCACGGCGGCACCCATGGTCTTGCCAACGATTTGCGCCGAGCGTACGACGCCGTCGAAGGCGTCAACCACGAAGGCGATGCTGAGCGCGGCGCTCTGCGCCCATTCTTTAATGGTTCCATCCTTGGCCATGTCCTTGACCGACTTGCTCAGGCCGTCGGCGCTCTTCTGGCTTTCCAGCAAGGCCTGCACAAAGTCGTTCATGACCGGGATGGAGGCCAACACCACGTTTTTCATCATCGCCTGCTTGGTGGCGCTCAGGCGCTTGATACCCTTTTCGTAATCATCGGCGGCGGCTGCCTGCTCGTTGGTGACTTTGACCTCCAAGTCGCCCGCCTCGGCCAGGTCTTTGAGGAAGGGCAGCATGTTGGCGCCGGACTTGCCGAAGGCGTCCATGGCCAGCGCCGTCTTGCCGGCGCCGTCCTTGAAGTCGATCAGCTTGTAGGCGATGTCTTTCATAACCTCGGTGGGGTCGCGCAGGTTGCCGGCGGCGTCTTTGGCACTGAGGCCGAGCGCCTTGAGGGCGCGCGAGGTGTTGCCGGTGTCGCTCTCGCTGCCGGCCAGGCCCTTGGAGAGCTTGATGAGGCCGTCGTTCAGTCCGTCCATGCCCAGGCCGGACATTTTTGCAACGCCGGCGAACTGGCTCATCTGCTCAGCCGAGGTGCCGGCCTTTTCACCAAATTCCTTGAGGGCTGCCGTGCTCTCCACCACGCCATCGACAAAGCCCTTGATTGCCGCAATCGACAGACCGCCCGCAATGCCGGCGCCGACGCCGATCAAGGCGGACTTGATGGCGGCGGCGGTGCGCTCGCTTTTGAGCTGGGCTGCGTCCATCGCCGCCGTAAATTTGGCGATGTTGGCATTGAGGTCGATGGTGAGGTCGCCCAAACTTCCTGCCATGGTCAGTCTCTTTTCAAAAGGTTGCGAATCTGGTCCGAGCGCTCTTGCGCCGTGGGCTCAATCTGCTTTTTAGGCAGGCCATAGGCGGGCATGAAGTCACTCGGGCGGAACGCGGGGGAATCGGGCTTGCGGTTGACGTTGGCCAGCACGCTGGCGGTGATGGCGCTGTTGAGCGCGGCGGGCTCGGTGCCCCAGGGCTCCAGCAGGTAAAAGGCCTGCCATTCGGTTAGCTCGGCGCTGCTCAGTCGCTGGCCCATCTCGGCTACGGTGCAGCCGAGTTGGCAGGCGAGGCGGAAGAGGAATCGGCGGTCGTGCCGCCGGGCGAGTTTTTTGCGGCGTCCTCCACCGCGCCGGAGGCCATGGCGTTGAGCACCATGGCGGCCTCGATGACGCGGGCAATGGCCTGGGCGCTTTTTTGCTTGAGGGCGGGCAGATCGGCGTCGTCAAACAGGCGCTGGCCGGCGTCATCCACGGTGCAGCGCAGCAGCATGGTGTCGCGGGTGAGGGTTGATTTGGTGGCGTCGTCAGCGGCGGCGTGGGTGGTCCAGATGCTGGTGATTTCCTCGCGCTCGGCGGCGGTGAGCAGGCGCACGCGGACTTCGCCGCCCCACTCTGGCACGGGGACGGTTTCGGTGCGTAGGTCTTGCGCGGCGAGGATGGCGGCTTTGGTGAGCATGTCGGGTTCTTTCTTCGGGATCTGCGTTTATGCCCAGGTGACGGGGCCGGTGATGCGCAGCGAGACGTTGCTCTGCACTTTTGCGTCAACCCCACCGGCGACGGGCACTTGCTTGGCAAACGCAGTGAAGGTGGCTACGCTGGGGGTGCCGCTGGGCAGGGTGAGCTTGTACTGTCGGCTGGTGGAGGTGTCGCGGCTGGTGCGCACGGCGGTTTGGCCGGGGTCGCTGAGCACGGTGTTCATGGCAAAGGTGAAGCCGCCCGAGTCAACCAGGCCGAGCTTGAATTCTTTGGCGGTGCTGTTGAGGTCAGACACATCAATCTCGCTGGCCTGGCCGTCGAAGCCGCTGAAGTTTTGCACTTCGGCAATGGCGGTGAAGGTGACAGGGGTGGCGGTGCCGCCGGTGGTGAAGGCGGTGTAGGAGCTGGAGTCCACCCCATAGAGGGCAAAGGTGTTGGCGGTGACGTACTCCACGGTGGCGGTGGTGCCGTTGAGCTGCGTCATGCCGCCAATAGAGGCGAAGGTGACACGATCACCACGCGCCAGGCCGTGGGCCGTGCTGGTGACGATGCAGGGGTTGCCCTGGGTGATGGCGGTGATGGTTTTGGCAGTTCCGGTGCCGGTGGCGATTTGCAGGGTGGTGCCTTGGGCACTGATGGCGTTTGAAGACATGGCGAAGTCCTTTCGGGTGGGTAAAACGGGTGGGCTGGCTCAGGTGGTCCAGAGAGAAAACTCGACGATGACGTGGTACAGATCGAGGCCGGCTTCCACCGGCCCATCCATCTCATTGATGCACAGGCCACGGAAGGCGGCGCTGCCCGTGCTCATGGCGACGCGCACTTGGGTGGCGAGGTTGCGGGCTTCGGCGTAGGTCTTGGCCCAGCAGTCCACCTGCAAGCGGATGTTGTCCATGCCGGACCAGCCCGCCAGGCTGTTTTGCGGGGCGTTGAAAACGTCGGCATAGACCAGGTAGGGGTAGGCCGCCTGGGCCT